CATGGTTTCCAGCCAGAATATGTACCTGAATATCCCTCATGGCCAGTTTGTCAAAGAACATTTCCTTGGCTCTTTTGAGAGTATAGAAGTTTAGGTATTTCCTACGGTCAAAGGTATCACCCAGAATCAATACCGTTTTAATATTTTCTTTCTCTAATGTTGGAAAGAATACATCATCATAAAATTTTTGGTAAAAATCCAAAAACACAGTGGAATCATTACGAGCACCAAAGTGTTGGTCAGTTATTATTGCTACTTTCAATTCGTTTCCTCAATCCAGAACTAGAATAAGTATGAGGTCTTTTATTGTAGTAGACCTCTTTGTCTAGGTATTTACCGGTGTACATTTTTTCCCGATATTCTTCTCCTAGTATTCTAACATCATAATTTATTGTTGTCAATAAGTTTAACAAATCCTCTTCGGTAGAATACGGAATGATTTCATCCACATATTTGCAACCTTTGAGTTGTATGTAACGTTCATAAACTGTCTGTACCGGTTTATTCTTTTCGGGTCGGTCAATTGTGGGATCAGTTTGCAGGCCTACGATGAGGTAATCACAATGATTCTTGGCTTCTTCCAACATCAGAACGTGGCCAGCATGTAACAAATCGAAACACGAACAGGTGAAACCAATTTTCATAATCACTCCATGAACTTTTCAATACCAGTTGGTTTCTTTGCTGCTTTGGAATCCTTTTTGGCTTGTCTAGATTCTTCGTAAGTTTCAATGAACTCTGCAATGTTATCATACAATTCAAATTGTTTGTTATTACCATCTTCAGATTCCAACATTTCAAATTCATCCAACACACCAATCATCTCTGTGGCCTTGTACTTAACGTATAGTTGTTTCTTTTCTTTTTGGATTCGTCTTAGGAACGCATAGTAGATGATTTGCGTGAAGTATGCAAATGGATTGTTAGACTTGGTTGGATCAAAGTTGTCAAAGTACATCAAACAATTTTCGATACCATCGGAAATCATTTCATCACGGTATGTGTAGTTGATGAAATTTGGTTTGTGTGACAACCCTTCGGCAATCTTCATAAAACACTCACCGATATAGTTGGGTATCTTGGGTTCGGTACCACCATTCTCTTTGTATAACCTACTTTGTTCTTTGTAGTCTACCAGTGCTTTTAGAAAATCTGCATTATTAATGTAATGTTTTTGCTTACTCATTCAAATATACCATAAAAAGTTGTTGACAAAGGGCTTGACATGTGATATAGTTCACGGTGTAGCCCCGATGATATTAATGGATTGGAACTCCTTTTAAAGATTCCAATTCTTCCATAGCTTCTATTAATTCTTCCGCTTCCTCCTTATCAGAGGTAACCAACACAGAGTTCATCTTCCTTACCGTAGTTTCATAATACTCTGTGAAATCTTCATTTGGATCCATAGTACAAAGAATTTCTGTACGAGGTACAGTTACGAATTTTTGTTTCATTACGGCCAAAGGTAACCAATGTTGCAATAACAAGTTCTGGTTACGAATCTCAAACATCATAGGATTGGTGAGTTCAACTTCATCGTTGATGTAGTTAACTTGACTAACAACATCCAAACCGTCTTTAAATCTTACTATTTGTATTGTCATTTTTGAGTCCTATGTTGTAAAGCTTAAAAGGGAACTTCTCCTCATTATATATCTTTACTCTTTCCACGAAATGCCTCAGAGTAAAGTTCATGTGTTTTTTGTGTCTGAGGTCGTCTGCAATGTCATAGAGAGTTGCTTGTTCTTTTCCACTTGATTGTCGTAAGCCCCTTCCAATACTTTGCAAATTACGGATACGTGATTTAGACGGGCTTGCAAAAATGATATTGTGAAGATTGCGTATGTTGATACCAGTACTAAAAGTACCAAAAGAAGCCACGATAATAGCGTCATTTTCTTTCTCCATAATTTGTCTTACCATTTCTCTGTTTTCCGTTTCCACTTTACCGTGTATGAAGAAGACTTTCCGGTCACCGGCTTTCTCTTTAATCATATCAAATAATACTTGGCCGTGTTTTTCCACCATTTGATACAATACCAATGTATTGTTTTTCATACTGATGGCCAGATTACGAATGAAACGATTTCTGTTATGATTGCCAATAAGATATTCGATTTCTTCTTGGTATGTCCAATATTTAGATTCTTCACATTTGTCGTCCGAATGTTTTAGAATCAAACACTTGATGTTGAATGAAGATAGGATTTTCTTATCAATAAGTTCTTTTGTTGTGATAACTTGTTTGACGGGACCAAACAAACCTTCCAATACTAACTTGTGTGTTTTGGTTCCATCCAAAGTACCAGTAAGACCAATACGATATTTGGTTTTGACAGCATTTGTCATCAATGCAGTTAATGATTGTGCCTTAAAGTTGTGTGCCTCGTCACCAATGATGTATTGAAATTGGTCAAAGTATTCTTTAGGCATCTGATATAATGATTGCCATGTGGAGATAACCAACTTCTTTCCCGTGTGTTTTTCTTTACCTTGATAAATCTTGTGTACATGTTCGTCAACATCGAAATCAGTTTCACTTGCATAGTCTGCAAAATCGGATGACAACTGTTCAACCAACGAGGTCGTTGGAACAATAATCAAACCTTTAAGGTCTTGGTAGTCCAACAACTGACGGAACAACAAATAAATGATTAGTGATTTACCGGATGCGGTAGGAGACAATAGAAGTTTTCTGCGAGATTGCATGGCCTCAATAAATGCATCTCTTTGATGTTCGTTTACTTCAATTGGTTTGCCGTTTGAATGTAGATTCAACGACTTGAAGAACTTTTCTGCCTGATAAACGGAGAATTCATCCTCCATCTCATCAATATCATATGTGTATTCACGTTCTTCACAGAATTCTTTTAGGTATGGAATCAACCCAAGATAGATTTGTTGTGTCTGTGTGTTTAGGAGTCTAATGCGGCCATCCCAAATTTTATTCCTGAACGCAGGAACGAATTGGTGACCAGGAACAAAGAAGGTAAAGTATTCTGATGCTTCTCTGATAATATGTTTCTCCGCATCAATCCTGGCGTAAACCTCATTCACTTTGGTTATTATCAAATCTTTCTTATTCGCTTGGTCCATGGTCTATTCTTTTTCATTCTTTCGCTTCTTTCTTTGCTTTGTGTTAAAGCAATATCAGAAAGTTTCTTTTTCACCTCATCGGTCATATTAATTGGAGGCTTTCCTTTTTTACTCTCCATATAACATTTACGATTACAATATTTTTTAACATCATATAAAAAGGGTTTGATTCCTTGTCTTGGTATATCATTACCACATTGTTCACATTGTCTTAGTTTTGTTTGGCAATTATCAAAATGCCACCTTAACATATTCGGTTCATTACCAACAACCTCACATTTTGAACACTTTATAAATGTGGAATTTCTTATTAGAGCATCCATAATATAAAGTTCTTTTTGTTCAATCAAATCCTTCTCATTTATTCCTTGAAATTCAAAAGTTTTCAATGATTCAAATACATCTTCCATATAAACTCCTTTTGGAAGTATTTATAAAATAGTCGTATTTGACCATCATTGTCCATTTACGAATTTTTCCCATGAAATAAAATCTCTCAGTTGCCATGTTCTTTGTTTCAATTCATTCATAATAGATTCAATGACTGATACACATTCATCATGGTAGACCTTTTTCTCCAATAATTTGATAAGGTCTTTGTCTGCTTCCATATATGTAGACATGTCAGATTTCAATACAAATTGGAATGGTTCCCATCCATATTCATCTAACTCACCTTTGGATAATTTACCCGTAAAATATTCAGACTTCACTTTTTTCATACGCAAATAATCAAAGTGTGCCTTTTTGGCCGCAAATTTATGCTTGGAAAGAATACCAAGATATTTACTGTGCAGTGTGGGTATCTTAATTAATTCTTTGGAAGGTTCTGTCTGGTCAATGACCGCATCGTTTTCCCAAAGTTTTAAAATCTGTTCTAAGGTTTCCATTTTATAATCAAAAACAAATAATATAGATTATATCAAAAAAGTATTATACTGTCAAGTATTTGTATGATTGATACCTGAATGTTGCACGACAGGTAACAATATGATTTGCATCCAATTTGGTATCGAATTGAATATCATTCATTGATAATGGGAAACAATTCGTATAATGTATGCGAATAATTGGATTGTTCAATGCACTTAATACCGTTAGTGTGGCATCAGAAAGGTGTTTGTTTCTTTGCAATTCTCTTGGGTGGTCACGACCTTCCCATCCATCAGGATCAGCAATAGATGTGAACCAGTTGTACATGTCTTTCCATGATTGTAATTCTTCATCTACCATAAATGAAACATCCAAATCTTCATATTTCATTTTGGTACCAGGTGAATACATGTCTAGGAATGGAGTTGCACGATCCACAGTACCTAATGTTACACCAGGAATATTAACTTCCTGGCAGAAATATTGTGTGGTCGGAATTCTTGCAAAGGTCAACAAAAACTTGGTTGCCTGTAACGGATTTGTATTTTGTGGATTTCTATTTAAAACAGTCATGTCAACTCCTTATGTGGTATTTAGGAGCCAAAAAAAAGAGGGTACCGAAGTACCCTCTTTGGAAGACCACTCTTAACGGTGGTTTATTTCAATTCAGAATTACATCAAGTTTTTAACTTGGAAGATTCTGTAGTACTTGTTAGTACGAGCCTTAAGAACGCCCATGCCAACATCTGTACCTTCAGCAAATGGGTTTGCAACCATGCCGTAACGAGTCTTGAAACCAATCTTAGGTTGGAATGTGAACTGG